ACCCAGTAGGAAGATTAATGTTAAGAGTCTGTACATATTTTATGTGTAGGATATTTCTTACAAAACTTTGGTTTAGTATAAGCTTTAAATTCATGTGTGGCAAGTTCTTTTTTTACGTCTTCCCAGTCAGGTCTATCTTCTGGGTTTTGTTCCCAAGCAATACGTGCCTCTTCACCTATCTTACCTTTATACGGACAGGGTGTGCCTGCTTGCATCATCGATTTCCACACGCCAGGATTTTGACAGAGTAGAGCAACAGCAGCTACCTTCATTCCCATGTCGTAAAGAGCCTTGGAGTTTTTCAATCTCTCACAATTTTCGTCTCTTACACTTCTACCAGTCGATACACCAAAGAACTGAGTCTGGACTGCCGAACTAGCTCCTGTAGTGCAAAGGTCTTGGGAATAGGACATTATCGAAGGAGCTATGGCGGAGGGAGGAGCAGTTTTAATTCTTTGCGTTACTTTTTGTGTAGAATTATTTTCAGATACACTAGTACTACTATTGTTATTTATGTTGGTATTCTGATTTGTATTTGTGTTTACATTTTCTGTAGTCACAGAAGAAGTGCTTGTAGAGTTATTGGTATTTAGGTTAGTGCTGTTATTTGTATTTAGGTTTGTATTGCTTGCTGTCGAGTTACTAGTTATAGCACTAGTAGTATTGTTTGTTACATTTTGTGTTTGAGTAATGTCAGATGTCACAGTGCTTGTACTAGTTGTAGTATTGTTGTTAGTAGCAGTCGTAGTTATAGTGCTAGTATTTACATTGTTATTATTATTAGTTGCAACAGATGTACTGTTTATAGTATTATTATTGGTATTATTATTTGTATTTGTACTGGTTACGGTACTCGTAGTTGTATTAGTTATGTTAGAGTCTTCAGCTAGTAGAAGGCTACTAACAGATATTAGTGCTACCCCTATGATAGCATACTCTCGTAGGTTTTTAATCACAACAATCTCCTATTGTGGTTTATCTATTTATTTTAACTTCGTACTCTCTTTCTGCTGAGTCAAGTATTTCATCATCACTTATGTCTTCAGATATAGCAAACATACCTCTAACCATACTAACGTATTTGTTTCTAAATCTTACACTTTCCCAAGAGTCTTTTTGTAAAGCTTTAGCAAGCACATCAGCAGACCTAGGGTTAGATATTACGTCTTGTAATGCTTTTAATCTTTTTCTTCTAAATAATTGTAAAGTTATTTCACTTGCTACGTATCTAGGACTAACTACACCTCTTACAACACCATAAATTCTAGACATACCTGATTCTGCAGACATAGGTCTAGCCAAACCTCTTACACCTATAGCTGAAGTACCTTCACCAACCACTACAGAAAATTGAAATAATTTTTCTAAATCTTCTGCATGTTCTGGGTCTAAGTATTTAAATAATTCTTTATGTTTTTTTAGAGACTGTTGAAAAAGCATACTATCTACTTCTTCTTGATACAATATTTTTATATCAGTTTCAGTTAAATCTTTTATAAATAAATCTTTTCTATTCTTCTTAAAGTCTTCAAAAGATTTTCTATTTATAGATTGACTCATCTTTGTTACATCTTCATTTATAACTTGAGAAGATAAACGTAACATATCAGACTTAACTGCTTCTATTCTAGCCGCTTCGTCTACACCCTCATACCCTTTAGCTATTTCTTTTATAGTATCATCTAATCTTTTAACATCTTTAGTTGATGCAAATTTATTTAAAGTTTGAAATAACTCTAAATAACTATCAGTGCCCTGTTTTCCTAATACATTAAAAAGCCTGTCTTCTTCACTAAGTTTATTTTGTCTTTGTTTTAAAGCATCCATTAATCTTTTTCCAGACTTTTCCATTTCTCTTTCAGCATTTTTAGCAAAGGGAACACCATTTAAATCATCTATGTTATCTACAACTTCTTGAGGTATAATATTTCTTTCAGCTAATTTTTTTAAAGTAATAGGGTTTAATGTATTTTCTCTGTTATTATCAATAACATTAGCAATAGCATTTCTTATTATCATATTACCTCCTTCACCGCCATCTTTTAAAATTTGATCTAGCTGTGCTTCTACTTTTATGTGGTCACTATCTGTTAAAAAATCTTCAAATATTTCAAAGGTAGGTTGTGTAGTATCTCCTGTAGCGTCTTTCTTAAAAGGTTTATAACCTGTGCCTCTAGCATAAGGTTTAATATATGTTTGATGAAATACATCACTAGCTTTTTTATAGGTAAATACTTCTATACCTTTTTTCATAGACACTATTTCTGAACCTATATCTAATAGTTCTTTTAACTGATTTGAAGTTTGAGCTGCATCAAATAACTCATCTCCTTCTAAACCTTTTCTAATTCTTAAATCTATTCCTTTTTTCATAAAGTGTAAATCATCTAAACGTAGTAAAGATTCTCCTGGGTCTACACCAAACTGTTCAGCTCTATTTATTAACTGTTTGTTTACTCTTTTTAATTCATCTACAGTTAAATCATCCAAACTTGATACTAAATCTAAATTGTTTACTTCCCTTTGAATATTAACAGTTTCTATAATTCTTTCATTAATAGCATCTCTATTTTTAGTATTAGCTGTCATTCTATTTAAATTATCTATTAAAAGGTTTTCTTTATTTAATTTATTTACATAATCTACTTGAACTTGTTTTAATAATTTATTTATAGCAAAACCCATGTCAGGAGTTTGGGCTACACCTTTTACTGCTGCTGATCTATCCCTGCCAAATGAACTAGAACTTACATACTCAAACAATTCAGGAAAAGATGTTTTTATACTATCTGGGTCTTGACTATCTAAGAAATTTACAAAATCATCGCCTACAAGTTCTTCTTGTCCTACATCTTGAAATGCCTGTTCGTAGGCTTTATCTTTTCTGTCTAAAGCTTTTTTTCTTGCAGCCTGTATATAAGAAGACTGTTCTTGACCCATTTCATTTAATTCATCTCCTGTCTTTCTACTATCAGGAACGTAGTTTTTATTTAAACTATTTATAGTTTCTTGTTTAGCCTTCATGCTATCCGCATTTTTTATAGGTCTAAGAATTTCAACTTCTTCTATATTATCTCCATATATAGTTTGTCGGTACTTTTTGTATTGTTCGTCTTTTTGTTTTGCAAGAAGGTCTTCCATACTATTTAATTCAATTTGATTAGATTCCATAATATTATTATTTCTTCTTCTTACCGCTTGTAAGATATTTTCAGAGGCTTCAAAAGCTGCCTGTTCATCATCCCCTAAAATATCATCTAACAAATCTTTAATTCTAGCACGTTGAGCATTTTCTTTTTCTAACATCTTCTGTGCTCTACCTTGCATATCTGCTGCAGTTAAACCTTGTTTTAATCCTAAGTTTATATCTTCTTTAGCTGCTAACCTAATGCCTCTTAATGAGTCAGACATTAAAACTTGATCTAGAAGAAGGTCTAAATCTTCTGCTACTTTAGGATCAGTATTCATCATGTCATCTACGTTTTTAAAACCTTTTCTTCTAGCCGCTACGTCTAGCATATCATTTCTTAAAGCTAATGTAGTTTCAAAAGAATCTATTATATCTTTTGCTGCATCTCTATCGGCTTTATTAGCAGACTGTTGTAATTTTTTTATAGTTATAGAAAAATCTCTTAATTGAGACATGTCTTGTTTAGATATATCTACAAGTTCTGATAATTGAGTTGCATTTAAATTTTTAATTTTATTTGGATCATATCCCAACACCTCAATTAAAAACTCTCTATCGCCTTTTTGCCTACCATCATCAGATACTACAAATGCCATCTTTTTTATTAAGTTAGTGGTTTCTTCTTTACCACCTAAAACAAAATCACTTACTCCAAACAGTCTTTGACCAGTTATTAAACCTATCCCAAGAAGAGGAAGTTTAAGAAAATTATAGATAGTACTATCATTTAAAGTAGCAAATTCGCTAGTTTGTATTTGTCCTGCACCTTCTAAAGCAATATATGCACCAGTCATTCCTACATTACCAAATGCTATATCTTTTGCTACATTTATTTTGTAAGCATTTTCGCCTAATTCTTCAAGTTGTTGCATCCTAGCAAGTCTTCTTGATGCACCGCCTTGAGTTACACCAAACCTTACGAGACTTTCTATACTTTTTCCTCTACCTCTAAATATACCTTTTAAATCTTTTTCTAGTACTTTATGTAGAGCAGCTTTAGCTTCATCACTTTTTAAATAACTTATAGTGCCTCTACCTGTTTTAAATAAATATTCAACCCCACCACCTGTAAATAGTTGCCCACCTACATCTATTGTATCTGCTTTCTTTTTATTATATTTTAAATCACCACCATAGGCTAATTCATCATCAGCAATATCTTGAAATAATTTTCCAAAGTAATACATACCAGAACGAATTAAAGGTGAACTTTTTCCTGATCTTTGGTACTCTTCAAACTGTTCTTGCCCAAAAGGATTTTCTAATCTTTTTTGATAACCTGCAACATCGTTTGGGTCCATGAACATAGCAGGTAAATCTAATACGGCTTCTTTAGGTAATGCTAAATTTAAAGCTGCAACTCTAAAAGGAAACTTAAATAAATCTTTTGTATTTTCAACAACTCTATCAGCTTCTCTTTTGTTATTAACTACTAAATCTTGAAACATCCCTATGCCTAAAGGGCTTATTTTTTTTTCTAATTCTTCTCTATTGTTAGGAGTAATAGCAGTAAAATCTCTTTGTTTGTACAATGCTACAGCCTCTTTATATGCTTGTTCTATCTCTTCTTCAGTTTTACCATTTGCTAAAAGATTTTTTTGTATAGCTGCTATAGCGTTATGAGAATTATAATTGGACAGTTCATCAGAATATTCTCCACCTTGTTTTATACCATTTCTAACCATGTCTTGTAAATAAAAAGCATTTAACATAATTTCTTTAGGTTCTAAATTTTCGTACACGCCTTCTTGATAAAAGTCTTTAACATTATCATTTAAAATACGAATATCTGAACCATTATCTTCTCTAAAATAACCCCCTTCAACACTTCTTCCTTGTTGTAAAGTTTCAAAAGTTTCTACATTTTGTTTACCTTTTTCAACAATACCTTTTACACTTCCCATCCAGTCAGGAATTTTTTCTTCTATAACAGCACCTAGTCTTCTTGTACCAAAGATGTTTGTATCACCTCTACCATCTTTAGTTTCTTCTATCTTTTTCATTTCATCTTCAATAGCCATATTTAATCCTTTTTACTATTCATCAAGTACTTTTAAATATTCTTCGTAAGCATCTGTTGGAACAGGGTCACCGATACGTACATCTTTACCAAAACCAGTTATGCTTCTTCTAAAGAAAGGTGATCTAATTTGATTAAAACCTTCTGCAACTTCACTAGATTTTCCTTGTACTGTATTGAGACCCATAGTATAAGCAGGTCTTATTCTACTTCCTGGAGTTTTTCCTGGGGCTAAGTCATTAAAAAATAAAAATCTTAATTTAAGAGAATCTTCTGGGTTACGTATTCTATCTACAAATCTATAATTTCCTACAGGTGAGGCTGCTCTACTTGAGGCTAATTCAGAAATTGATCTATTCATTATTTGTGCAGCTTCTTCCTCTTCTCCTGGTAGGCTTCTAAGATAAACTTCTGCGTCAAAAGCTTTTCTTCCTATTTCTCCAAAAAGTGTAGCATGAATATTTGCTGTTTGTTCTAAACTAGCAGACCTAGCAAATAGACCACCTTCTTTATCTTCTCCTGTTATTTGTTGGAAAGCCCTAATAAAGTCAGCATCAGACACGGCTTTACCACCTTCATAGCCTTGGTTAGCAATAGCTATTGTAAATGCTAAAGCAATTTGTAAAGATGCTATAGCTGCAGTTTGATCTTCTTCACTTAGTAAACGTTCTTGACCTTCTGATATAGTGTATAGTTTACCATCTTCTTTTAATCTATATTCATTTTGATCGTCAACTAAACTACTCATATGACCTCTTATGTCTTTTCCTGTAGCTTCCATTAAAAATTCATTGGTTCTTCTTAAATCTTCACTATCTGCATACTTATTAGTATAGCCAGTTAACTCTGTTCTTAGTTGACTAATTTGACCTGTTCGACCAAACATACCTGCAATAGTTCTTCTTAAACTAAAAGCAGGACCAGTAACCATTTCACCTTTATTAAAAGTACCTTCTATAGGCACACCATTAGCATCTACCTCTACAGAACCAAATTGTAAAATTCCTATTTGACTTAATAGTTTAAAAGCTGTTTTTTCAGCATTATAGGCTTGCTGCATTTCTGCTTGTCGTTTAGAATCTTTTTTTGTTTCTGAACTTACTTCATAAATGCCTGATATTCTTTTTTTATATAATTGATCGTTAATAGCTGCATACACATCATCTTTATTTCTATTACTCCAATTATTTTCAAATAAATTTTGACCAAGTGTAACATAATTTTCTGATACTTTAGGACCTTTAAAGAAAGTACCTATAGACTGTTCTACCTTACCCTTATTGATTAAGGCATTTGTATCTGTCAAATTTGCAAATCTACCGTCTGTATTAAATGTGTTAGACTTGTCATCCCAATCATCACCATACCTTTCTTTCATAGTAGGATTAATTATTCTATTACTAAGACCTGTGCCTTCTCTTATGTCTCTAAAAATTTCTATTTCAGAAGGAGTCCAAGTACTTCTGTCACCCCACAACTGTTCTAAATCTCTAGTTCCAAGTTGCTTGTCTGGTCCAGATTTTTGAATATCAGTTTCTGACTTTTCTAATATTAAAGGATTTACTACAGTAGAGTAAAGTAATCTTTTCGCTTCCTCGTCTTTTAATATACTTGCCTGTTCATCTGCACTTAATTGTCCAAAATTAACCCAATTTTCTCTAGCAATAATTGGTATATCTGTTGCATTTATATTTTCACCTACTACAGGTTTAAAAGCTGTAAATCTATTATTACCTAAGTTAATAGTGTTAGTTGAAGTACCATCATAAAAATTGTTCCAAAAAGCTGTTCTTTCAGCTTTTTCTTCTATAGATTCTAATTCTCTTTCTCTTTCCCTTTGTTCGTCTTTTCTTTTATTTACTTCTTTAGCAGCACCTCCTAGAAGTCTTAAAAAATTACTCATGCTATACCTCTTCCATTTCTATAAAACTGCCATCTGATTCTACAGGGGAGTCTTCTATGCGTTGATCTATTTTCCTACGTGCAGCAACTGCTTTTTGGGCTTCCATAGCACGACCCTCTAATTCTTTTTCAAACGCCATGCCTCTCATTATTCTAGCTTCTTCAGGTTTTTGATTAACAAATGTTTCTAAAAGCATATTTTCTCTACCTTGCATAGCTTCCATTTCTGCTTCAGGGTCTTCTAAGAATATTTGTATATCTACACCTTCTTGTTTTGCCATGTCTACAAAAAACACAGTTAACGAAGGTTTTATTCCTTCAGCTAAGTCTGGAGTTATAGCACCAGTATGTGCTAAATGTTTTGTCATAGTATTTATAATTACTTCTAAAGGTATACCTGAAGCTAATGTTTCTAATGTTCTTTCTTTTAACTCTGGAGAAGAAAATTTTTTAGTTAGTTTTTGATACAATTCTTCAGGGTCTGTAACTCTAGGAGGTTTTTCAAAAGGCATATCCCCTTGTTCTGTAGTTAAGGATTGACCTGGTATTGGATAACCAAAAGGATCACGTCTACCATTCATATCCATATCAGGTGTTTCTAATCTTGTTTCCATTCTAGTCTCCTTTTAAAACATCAGGCAATTTTATATTTACTTCTGGAATATCAACAAAAGCTGAAGATGTATTTATTGGAATATTTTTACCTTGAACAATACTATCTCTAAGTTTTTCTACTTGTGACTCTGTATCTTTAAGAATACTTTCTACTGTTCCTTTAAAGTCTTTCATACCTGTTGCCTGCACATTATAATTTGGATAAGGTTCTACTACTTTACTTGAAACAGAAGACGGTCCAACTGTTGGAGTTTTTGATTGCTCTCCTACATTTTCAACTAAAGGTTGAATAAGACTCCTAGTTCCTCCAGGTTCTTTTTTTGTTCTTTCTCTTGATTCTTTATACTTTTCTTTTAAATCATCTACACCTATAAAACCAAACAACTCTCCTTCTTCATCTACAAAAGGAGAAGCTACAATTTTTAAAGCATCTGAAGCAGCATCACCTACCCAGTCTAAAGTGTCTCCTATTGCACCCCACATATCTCTTAATCCAGGAATACCTGCCATTTTACTCTCCTTAAATTTCTATTGCAGCATCTACAATTATAGAACCAATAGATTCTACAGCATCGCCTTTTACTTGTAAATTATACAAAGCTCTTTGTTGTGCAGCATTTAAATTCATTTTAGCTATTTCATGTGCATACTGTCTATCTGTCATACCTGAAGTAAATAACCAACCTGCTTCATCTCTATATTGTTGCCATAAATTATTTAAAGCACTTTGATTTATACCTAAAACATTTAATGCATTTTGCCTATTAGCTTCATTTTGTATTGCAGTGTTTTGTGTATTTATTTGCCTACGCCAAGCTGCATTAGACTGATTAATCTGTGCTTGCATTGTAGAATTAAATTTTTCTCTATTATCTATTAATGATGCATTAAATCTTGAATGAGCATTGGTTTGATCTACGTTAAACTCTTTCATAGAGGCTACTCTATTTGCATTTTGTTGAGCTACAGAAGCCCCTAACTGTGCAAAAAATTCATCTACTTGATTTTCACTAGTAGCATTAAATTGTTGTCTAGCATTGTCTGCTGCAGCATCTGTAAACAATGCATTAATTCTAGATTGGTAACTTAAAACTTCACCCTGTTGTTTGTTTGAAAGGTTTGCCATATCCATATTTAAAAAGTTTTGAGCATTTACTACTTGTGCTTGTTGTCTGTTATTTAAATTAGCCATATCCATACTTGCATATGTTGCAGCATTTTGTAAAGCCATTTTCATTTCAGAGTCTAAGTTTGCTAAAGTCATGTTTTGCATAAGCTGTGAGTTATTTAAATTACGTTGTTGTTCTTCATTAAACGTTAGATTGTTTACTTCAGCTACTCTAGCAGCATTTACAACAGCTCTTTGTTGATCATTACTAAGTTCTTGCCCTGTAAGTGCAGCATCTATTTGTGCTTTAGACAACTCTCTTTGTTGTTTAAATGACATGTTAGACATAGACACTTGCATATTATTTATAGAATCTTGCATAATTCCTTGCTGTTCATTATTAAGGTTAATACCTTCTATTTCAGCATATCTTGTAGCATTTACTATTTGTCTTTGTTGTTCAAATCCTAACTCTCTTTCTTGTAAAGAAGCTCTTAACTGTGCATTAGCTAAAGAAGCCTGTTGCATGTTAGAAAGACTTTGAGATTGTAACTTGTAACTGTTAGTAGAATTAGATAAAGCTTCTTGTTGTCTTGCATTTAGATCAGCTAAACCTATTTTTAAAGCAGCAGCTTGATTAGCCAAAGCAACTTTCTGTTTATTATTTATATTAGTAAGATTTATTTCTCTAAATATTTGAGCATCCTGTGCAGCTATAGGTAAAGAAGACTCCATTGCAGCTTGCATAATTGCAGCACCTGCCATAGAACTTGCAGATAAACCTCTAGCAGCCATTTGTGCTTCAGCATTTCTTATTGCACCTGCAGCGTATGGTGGAACTTTACCATCAGCAAATTGTGCCATAAGGTTTGTTAGTTGCCCTTGTATAGTAGCCTCTACAGGTACTTCGGACATTTGTTGTGTTATAGCTTGAGCAGTAGCTCTAGTTTGTTCATCTTCACTAGACTGTGCAGCTACCATTGTAGCATTATCTCTTAACTCTGCCATAACTTGTGCAGTGCCTTGGTTAGCAGTTCTAGGATCAATAGGTTGTACTATTTCATTTGTAGTTATAGAACGTGAAGCCGCATCTATTTTATCATTAAAGTTACCAGTAAAATCGCCTACAGTCGGTGTCTTTCTTCTATCTACACTAGCCATGTCTGTAGCAACAACACCTTCAGCTTTCTTCTGTTCTATGCTTTCTCTTTGTGGTGCTTGCCCAATAATAGATTCGCCTACAACTGGTCTACCTGTTATCTCATCTACAGTATCTGTAAGTGTGTTTAGAGTCTGTGCATTTAAAGCTTGGTTTGTTACATCATTAATAGTATTTGTAGTGCTTGCTACGGTATCGGCATTGCTTTTAATTGTATAGCCTGCTGCTTGTAGGGCTTGAATTTGTTCGTCACTTATAATTTCTGTAGGTGCTAATTGTGTTGGTCCTAACTGTACGCCTGCAGTGGTTTCTAATTCACCTGTCTTTACTTCTATATCTGTAGGTTTTATTTTAGCTGTTTCAGGAAGATTAGGGTCGATACCTGTAAGTCCTGCCGTCTGATCAAACTGATTTATTACATTTTCGAATCTAGTTTCAAGAGCAGCTTCGCCTGTACCTTGTCCTCCAGTACCCCCAGTGCCTCCAGTACCTCCAGTTACAGTATCATTACCTGCACCACCAGTGATAGTATCGTTACCTGCACCACCAGTGATAGTATTATCTGAAGTGCCTGCTGCACCGTCAGGACCGAGTGTAGTATTACCTCGTAGTATTCTTGTATCTGCTGCATTAACTTTACCATCAGCATTTAAGTCTACCGTAGCGTTTGGACCAAAAACATCTTTAGATGCATTTAATGCAGCTAAGTCACTTTTATCTATTGCTAAAGTAGAGTTTTCAGTAGGTATACCTGCCTGTGTTGTTTGAGTAAGAAAGTCTGTAGTTCCCTGAGCACCGACACCTGTGTCCATTGCGGTAGATACTTGCCCTTGAGGAGTAATAAATTGAGAAGGTATAGTATCATTACCTGCACCACCAGTTAAAGTAACATTAGGAGTTACAGGTCCAGGAGGCTGATTAATTTGATACTGCTTAACCATATCTGTTATCTGAGATTGAGTTAAACCACCAAGAAACATGTTTTGCCTAGCTAAGGCTCCTGCTCTCATTTGTTTTTCTTTATCTGTTAATGGTACTTTAGGCATATTTTTCTCTCTAGCTCATTATAATTTTTATTAGCAAACCTATTACAGAAACACTAGCTCCTATAAGTATAGCTTCTATTCTGTACAGTCTTTTATCTATTGCTTCATATCTACTTGTACATGCATCTACATGATCGTCTATTTTTTGGTTTACTATACTTGCAGTGGTTTTAGGCATGTTTGCTCCTTAGTTATATTTGTATTACATTAGCCATAATACTATGACTTGCAGCACTTGTTGATGCAGTTCCTCTAGTGCAACCTGTAAGATTTGTTCCATCTACTCCAGTATAAGTAATTTTTTCATCACCTATTTGTACAGTACCAGATGTTGTAAATGGGTTTGAATTACCTACATTAATAGTCGTTACAGAGTCATTAATATCAGCTTTTAAAAATCTTTCACCTTTAAAATTTGTATTAGCTGACCATGAAGAGCCATCATATTTGTATTTATCACCGAACCAATCTGATTTAGCCTCTACGCCTGTGTGTAGTGTTACATTACTTGAATTGCAATCTGCAATAGTTAATTCAACTGTGTCACCCTCACTTACAGTAGTTTGTGTAGAAGTAACATTTATTGTTTTACTATCTGAAAAATAGTGCATACTTATGTTATTTTCTTTCCATGTTAATGTTTGCATTGTTCTATTCCTTTATTTTATGCCGAAGCACCACCTGTTCCTGTTACTAATATTTTATCAGCAGCTATAGCTTTACCAACAAGTGCTTTAGAAGAACCTGCAGAAGTTTCTAAATTGTTATTAGTTTCAAGATAATATGTAGTGCCTATAGTTAAACTTGATTGGTTGTCACCTACGCTACCTAACATAGCAACTTTAGCAGTTCCACCATCAGATACTGAATTTGTAGATATGCCTATAAAATCTAAATTATTACTGTCGGTAGATAATTGTCTTACCACCATTTTACCTGGATTGTCAGTATCATCACTTTTATAAAATACAGGTGTAGCATTACCTGAAGGCATTGATGTTGTTGTGTTTATAACAAAAGGGGTAATATTAGCGTAGCTTACACCTAGTAGAGCTCTATCAGAACCTTTTGCAAAACTGTTACCATTAAAACTAATTTCATTAGAGTACATATAATTACTTATATCTCCATTTTCATACACAGCTAAAAACTTTTTAGCACTTGCATTATAACCTATTCCTGCACTTGGATAATTTGTAATATTATCATTAACTACAGAAGCACTTATAGTTGCAGAGGGGTCAGTACCAAGTGCACTATTGCTCATACTCACACCTGCACATTCTAAATCATTGTTACCACTATTTCTAAAAGCAACTGCAAACAATTTAGAATCTTCACTGTCATACGGTATAGGTACTGATAGCTGACCTTCAGCTTGCTCTCCAAGAAGAGTGCAACTAGTTGACTTAACAGTTAATGCACCTGAACCAGAGGCTTTATCTACTACACCTGCTCCTGAGTTACCACTATGGTCATAAGCAAGGGAAAGACATTTTACATGATGTGAATTATCATAGTCTATATATGAAAATAAAATTTTGTTATATTGAGTATCAATTCCTACTTGTGCTTGATAAACCTCACCACCATTTCCACTTATTATACCTTCCCAAGAATTATTACTATTAGAAGGTAAATTTTGCACATCATTATCAGTGCCACCACGAACAGTGATAACATGAGTAGCAACACCATAACTATCAGTACTACCTAAAGAACCTCCACCAGAACCTATAGCCATGTAACAAATTCTACCTGTTCCTTTATTGCTACTGGTGGTTGAACTACCACTAATTGAACCAACATCTTCTAAAGAGAAAAATATTTCTCCTTGAAATGTATTTAAATCTAAAAGTAATGCAGGACTTGTCCAACTAATACTTGTGCCTGAAAGAGTACCTATACAATATTTTTGTTTGTTGCTGTCAGCATCGTCATTATATTTAAAAAATATTCTATCAATACTTGGAAGATATATTGCGGATATTCTACTTTGATAACCCCCTGATGTATCAACTACTTTTCCTTCACTGCCAAAACTAGCAGTACCGTTTGACGCAATAGTTACTACTTTATAATATAAATCTCTATTGTCACTGTCTTGATTCCATCTATAAAACAGCACTATTTTACCAGTATCAGCTATTTTACATGCTCTATATATAAATCTAGCAGTACCGAAAGTTTCTACTTCACCTTGCAACGAACCAGATGTCCCTGCTGCAGCAGTAGCTTTTACTTTACCTGCACTTGTTAGAGCAACTGTGTTACCTGCTGATATTGAACCATCTGCTACCATGTCAACAGTAGTGCCACCCCCATCAGCCCAAGATAAATTATTAGAACCATCTGTTTTAAGAACTTGATCTGCAGTTCCATCGGCATTAGGTAATACCCATACTTCATTAGAAGCTATAGCATCTGGAGCTTTAAAACCTACATAGTTTGCACCATTAGCTGCAAGTTCTTGAAATTTTAATTCTGTAGTATTACCTGAACTAGAACCATGTGGAGCAAGAGCAACACCATTTGCAGCTACAATAGCTGTAGTATCATTACCATCTTCATCATATTCTATACTAAAATCTTGATCTGATCCAAGATAAATTTTCTTATCATCTGCAATATATAAGTCACCCCATTCAAGAGATGTACTACCTATATCAGCACCACCTGAAGTATCAGGTACAATAGAAGTTTCTGCTGTAAATGTATTTGTTCTAATTCCAGAAGTGCCATTATCAATAGCACCAAAACCTGAAGTTATAGAGCCCCCATCTAATGCTCCTGTAGATGTAATATTAGTTTGTGCTGCAGTAGACAATGTTCCTGCTAAAGTTCCACCAGTTACTGTACCTGTAGTAGTAATAGCAGAAGAACCTACATCTATAGCACCAAAATTAGATGATATAGAACCACCATCTAAAGCACCTACAGAAGTTATGTTTGTTTGTGCGGCAGTTGTTAATGTACCTGCAATGTTACCAAAAACTACATTACCTGCTGTGCCACTAAATACTTCTGAAGAGTTTGTAGCATCTGGTATAAATGTAAATGCACTTGCAGAATCATCATAGCCAAAAAAGCCTACTTTAGCTGCAGAACCATTATGGTATCTAAACTCAATACCTCTATCTTTGTTATCATCAGAACCTGGAGCAGTATCACCACCTAATGTAAAGATAGGATCATCTATAGTTACTGTAGTTGAATTTACTGTTGTCGTAGTTCCATTTACTGTAAGATCACCTGCTACCGCAACATTAGCACCATCAAATGTTAAAGCAGTAGTAGTGCCTGATTTAATAATTAAATTACCAGAAGTATTTGTAGCACTACCAAATGTTGTGCCTCCATCTTTAAAGAATATATCTCCCCCATCTGCATCTAATATAATATCTGTTGTAGCATCTAAAGTTAAATCACCACCAGAGTCTATTTCTGCTATTACAGGAGTTGTTAATGTTTTATTTGTTAAAGTGTCTGTAGTAGTTTTACCTACTAAAGTATCTGTCGTAGCAGGTAAAGTTAAAGTTATATTACCACTAAAATCTGAGTGTGCAGGAGCTTGTAGCTGTGCATAGTGTGCATTACTAACTTCACAATAAAATCTTACATAAGATTGAGCACCAGAATTTTTAATTGATATAGCACCTGATTGCATATCAATACCATTAGAACCATCTATTCTTACAACACCAGAACCATTTGGTGTAAGAGCTATGTTACCATTAGATGTAGAAACTAAACCATTACCATTTACATCTAAATCTCCACCTAGTTGTGGAGTAGAATCTTCTGCAACATTAGCTATACCAGAAGATGTAGCAAGACCTGATACCAATGTGCTTCTTGTTATTTTTTTTAATCCACCACCAGAAGTATCTACAGCTAATAAAACATCATCATTAGCCACACTACTTATTTCAGATAAATCACCTACTGCTGTAGGATTATAATTTGTACCATCAGCAATAAGTAAATTACCTGCAGTGTTAGTAGCCATAGTAAGATCATCACCAGATATAGTAAGATCACCTGCAATAGTTAAGTTTCTTATACCAGTTAAGTCTTTGTTTGAGTCAACTATAACAGCTTTTGATGCTGAAACTGTACCTGGAGTTATACCGTCAACTAAATTTAATTCTGCTGTAGTAGACGTAACACCATCTAATATATTTAGTTCTGCAGTAGTAGAAGTTACACCATCAAGTATGTTAAGTTCTGCTGTTGTAGAAGTTACACCATCTAAAATGTTTAATTCTGTTGCTGTTGCTGTAACACCATCAAGTATATTTAACTCTGCACCTGTAGCAGTTATTGTAGTGCCACCTAAAGTTAAAGAACCTGATATGTCTACATTACCATTTATATCTACAGTAGTAGCAGCTATTTGTATTTCTGTATCAGCAACTAAATCTAACTGCCCATCAGTAGAAGAGTTAATGTATATTGCAGTGTCTCTAAATTGTATTTTTTCTGTAGTGCTTAGTAGTAGATCATCAGAAAACTGAAAATAATCTTCATCTTCCATCCAAGTAATAACACCATCATTTGAATTAGCATTAAATGTAACAGCTATATCGGTATCTGCACCTGTACCCATACTAATAGTATTACTAAATAATGTAGATATAGGACCACCATCACCTGCTGTGCTACCATCATGTTTGTGACCTGTACTTACGTTAAAAGCTGCTAATATAGCATTAAACTCATTATTAGTATGAGCTGCTGTAATTGTATCTCCTGTAGTATAAGTTGATTGTCTTGCTGAATAACCTGCCATTGCTTATCTCCTACCTGCTGCTGCAAATTCTAAACTAAAACCTCTTAGTGAATAAGGTGCTGAGGTTTCATTTTGTTTTTCTGTAAATTGGACTGCTACTGCAAATCCTGAACCTGTTATAGGTTGTCTAACTAGTATAAATTCTGCACCACCATATATTGAACTTCCATATGTTGCTGATCCATATAATGCTAAATCTGCTATTTCTGTAAATGGTATACTGTTTGGATTTAGTACATCTTGTGAACCAAAATCATATTCTAAACCTAAGTTAGTAGTTAGCTCACCTTCTGGTCTATAATTTAATATTACTCTGTGAAATCTTTTTCTAATACCAGGGTCGCCCATAGTTAAGTGTGCTGATTTAAATCTAGCTTCTAAACTTATTGTATCATTAGAAGCATTTGTAAAAGTATTACCAGATTCTTGTTTATATACATAACCATCATAACCACCATGCACTATAGTTTCTACATCATTTATATAATTACTATCTGCACAGTTAGGTTTTATTCCTCTTATATCAGAATACTCCCACCTATCGCCTTTAAATACAGCTATAACTCCTTTACAATCTGCTTCAGCACCTTGATCTGCAAAAAATATTCTATATTGTGTTTTAGCTTTTATAACTACAGAGTTTATTTTATCTGCTACAGTGCTAAAATTTAATTCTGTAAATCTTCTTTGTATAGGTCTAGATATAACACCTAACTCTACATCACCAATTTTTTCTGTACCTGCAATAGTTCTTAAACCATCGGCAGCTAAAAAAATAATATCACCGCCTACTTCTTGTATGCTTTGCGGTGCAATACATCCTACATTAGTTGTAACTGGTTGCATTTGAAAGTCTGATATACTGTTTCCTACTATTCTAAATATTGCATTATCACAAAACACATAAAGTTGTTCTCTAAATACTTTTAATCCTGTTATATTACCTGTTACAGATATAGAACCTGCACCTTTAGCAGCACTAAACTCTCCCTCTGCATATGGGGCAGAGAATATTACTTTTTGTGGTGTAGCAGACATGCCTGCATAAAAAGCATGATTTCTAAATATCTTTACAAACTTAGGGTTAGCAGGTGCTCCTGTGCCATTTATATCTGTTACTGAACTATTGTTGTAAGAAGATGCATTGTTAGCACCATCAGCCCATATTATTTTATCTGTACCATCCATATTGTATGTATCAAAATCATATCTACCTGCACTAGTTCTACCAGAATCTATTTGTGTTATAGAACCATTAGATGTAGGCACTCTAAATACTTCAGTACCTCTAGCAGCTATAACTTGATCTTTATATACAGCAGCCATAAGAATAGCACCTGTAGTGCTTCCAGATGTAATTTCATTTGTATTAAATTTAGTAAAACCTGAAATACGCCTATACCCACCACCAATATCAGGTTCAAAATTTCTTAACTCCATAGCTTCTCCTGGCTCCATCTCAAACTGTGACTTGTTCAAGACTAAACCGCCTCTAAAATTAACTACAAATGGGTTCAACATATCTGCCATTAGACTGCAAACATGTAATTTTTACGGTTAAGCAAATCGGTTCTCATTCTTTGTAAGCCAAAACTATACTCTTGTAAGTATATTTGTGCTAGTTGTGGGTCAGAACGTGTAAGTAAAGTATAGTAAGCTGCCCTTTTTACTATAAGGTCGTGGTAACGAGTTGGTAAGCTAGGCGTATCGCTTGAACCAGATAAATCTGTAGGGGCAGTATAATAATCATACTCCACTGTATAAGAACTTTTATCTGGAACAGGTGATACCCCAAACGTAAGTGCTGTAGCAGAACTAGTGGTCCTGTATACACACTCAGGTTCTGAAAAATGATCTGGATTTTGGTGTTTGTCAGTATTAGCGACACGTTGTCTCCACTCATCCTCATTTAAATATTTTAAACTTTTAGGATGAAAATTTTCTTTTACGCTTACGTTATCTACAAGTACTGTGGAAGATGCTGTAGAATTTTTTATTGTTAAAAAGTGTTGTGTAGCAGATGCGTCAAAAGTAAAATTGTGATAACTTAAATCACCTTCATCATTTGATCCACCTGCAGATGTATATGTTCCTGTTGCTACATCAGTAGCTAGTGCACTTGTGCCTACAGAAACGTCTAAACTAGGGCTAACGGCTGTTCCAGATTCACTAGCATTTTTCATAGCAAATGATACCATGTATTGCCTACCCCTAGTTAAAGAAACCGCTTGATAAACTGCGGATGTTCCTGAACCTGCCGCTAAAGATAGTGCATCAGTAGAATGTGTTGCTGAACCAGTGCCAGAATTAGATGTAGTCCAACTATTTATATTGCTATCATATGTACCATTAGTTATAAGTTCTGTAGGTAATAAAATAAAACTATCCCAGTCTATTGTATTAGCATCTGTTGGTGCTGTATATTCCGATATACCTGCTGTTAATGCAGATGTGCCTGAAGCTATTAAGTAAGACCACTCTACCTCAGAAGTAGCGATATCTCTTATAGATTTGTTTATGTTTTCTTTTACTGTATTTTGTATACCTACAGTAGCTGCTGCCGAAGATAAGTCTGCAGAAGTAGAAAGCTCAGGTTCGTTTAATTCTACTAATACTTTATTTACTAATGAAAGAAATGATGCCATGTTTTGCCTACGTTGTTAATGGATTATAAATTAATTCTACACCTACTACTGCGTGTATTGTATTTGCTGTTCCTGCAGTAACTGTTACTTTATCTCCTGCTTCTAATACTAAAGTTATATCTATCCAGTTTATAAAACCTTCTCCTGTTATAGATGTTGCACCTGATAAAGCATAGTATGTAGTAGCAGATAAATCGTAGTATTCTATCTTAGCTGTCTTGTTTGATGCATTTACATTTGCTACGTTTATAAATTTTACTACACCTTTAAAATTAGTAGGGCACTCAAATACATCTGTTCTATTTGTATCAGATGGTGCTGCACCTGCAGTAATAAACGTATTGTTCATTTTAATCGTTTGATTTTTTAGTTTCGATTGAAATTATTACTTCTTGCTCTTTAGGTATATCTGCAGATATATTAATTGCACTTGCTGCACATCCTGTAATTGTAAAACCTAATAAAGCTATTATAAATATGTTTTTCATTGTATATCCTATAAAAAGTGGGGAGAATTAACCCCCCACCTTAGTTGATTGTTAAGCGTATGTATCGCCTGTAGCGTCATCACCGACTGGACCTTCACAGTCAGCCATTAAAGCCCATACTCGAACTTTAGAGTTAACGTCTGCAGTAGCAACAGTCACATCAAGTGTGTCTGCAGCAGGATAAGATACAAACATTTCTGCAACAGCATCACCAGAAGTCATAGCACCTGCAGAAGTTTGAACAGCAGCAGCAACATAAGTTACTGTACCATCTCCTAATGCAAGTGTACCTGTTCCAGTACCTGCTGTTATTTTATCAATGCCTGCATTTAATACCACTGAATTAGCAGGGACATTAATTGCTTGGTAAACATCACCACTTGTTAAAGCAGTTGATGTTCCATCAATAACAGTTGTTTGTACATAAACTTTAGCAACAGCATTACCTGCAACGTGACCTGTAGTGCCTGTACCGCCTGTTTTAGTTAAAGTAGCCATTAGTTATCCTCCTTCTAATCTATTTTAACGAAGGCTTTTGCAATGGATTCAGTTCTTAAAACTTTTCTTCCATATACATGTAAGCCTCGAACAATGTCAGCGAAAGATTCAGTGTCTCTTACAACTTCTGTTTTAGCAATTTGTGAAGCAGTAGATACACCGCCTTGGTGTCCTGCTAACACTTGATAAACGTCAGAAGTACTAGCAGCAGGCATATTGTTTGACTTATAAAGTCTAAAGCCATTTACTAGCTGAGGAACTACTAAACCATTTCTTAATTGAGAACTACCTTCATTTAAGAAGTTAGCATCAACTAATTTTGAGCTTGTTTGTGATAGTTGTTCAAAGAAAATCGGAGCAGCTACAGCCCAACGGTTGTCCGTAGGAACGTTTCCGTCATCTAGTAATCTTCCTAGACGAGCAAGTACGTTAATAGGATCAACTTCATCGGTATCAAAACCAGTGTCGATTGAGTTTGTTGCATGATCCGCACCAAATGTATTACCTGAAGTAACACTTGAAGCGATATTTGAAAGAACCTCTGCATCATAGCTGTCTTTAAGTGCATATGCACCTGCTGACGTTGCTAATGTTTCAAAATTAACATGTCCTTGTCTTTCTTCAATGTCGTCTACTTTAAAAGCAAATGCGTTAGCTTTATCAATAGTTAATTGAATTTCATCATCTGCTAGGTCTTGCGTATTAACTGCAGCACCTCTAGAGTATGAAGAGACAGAGATTGTTGGTTCTTTTATTATTCTTACAGTATCGCCAAAGTTTTCAATTTCTCCTGTATAGTCAGTGTTGGTAATATCCTCAACAACTGAAGCTTTACGGAAGAATTTAAGAACTTTTTGACTGTAAATTTCAGGTAAAAAATTACCTGAAGGCAGATTAGTATAACCTGCTGAACTTGAGATAGCCATAATCTATATCCTTGTTAGTTAAAAGTTAATAAACTAACGGATTCTGCCCTCTCTTCTTGCTAAGTCGATTTCTTTTTCGTACTTTTCAAATTCGTGAGGTTTCATCCGTCTGATTTCCTCAGAAGTCCACTCTTTCTTGCCTTTACTAGGTTCCGTTTTCTTTTTAGTTGGAACGTATTCAGCAGCAGAAGTGTCTTTCCGTTTTGATGTACGATTAATACCTTTATCAGCTTTATATAAGTCTAGTACTCTAGAAGCCCATTTTGCATCTGTGTTATTCTTAAGAACTCCATCTGCAATAGATGGTGGTTGTTCTTCTAGCCAGTTAATAAAATCTTCATCTGATTTAATAGTCATAAAGTCTGGATGTAATCTTAAAAGTTCTTGTTCAGCTTTTTGTTTAGTTAGCTGTACTCTTTCTTTTTTAAGTTCTTCAACTTCTGACTGCAGAGATTTAGTTTTATTATCTGCTTGAGAATATGCCACCGTTTCTATAACGTTGTAAACATCTGGATATTCCTTCTTAAACTTTTCTAGTTCTTCAGGAGTTTTAGGTGGTTTATAATTAATTCCACCGCCTGATGCTTGTTTTGCTAAATCTAAAAGTTCTTTTTCTTTTCCTTTAAACTCTTCTATTTTAGCGTCATAGTGTCTTTTTAAATCATCATACCTTTTTTTATAATCATGTTCAGGTTCTGTTGATTCGGTCTTCTCTACAAAACTGTCTGTTTTTGCCTGCGGAGTAGCCTCTTGCTGAATATCTTCTTCTGTGGTGTCCGCTTCTGGTTCATCTTCTAGTTTTTGCCTGTAAGCTCCTTGATATGGAACTGGTTCTAGGTCTTCTTTTTCTTTTTGGTTTTCTTCGTTCATCTGTACCTCAATGGGGGCTGTTGCTGCAGGTAGCCCATATTAGTTATTAAAGAGACAGGGTTGCTTTCGCAAGTAGCTGTCGATTAGGTGTTGGGTCTTTCACCAACTGACATAAGACCCCTGTTGTTCATAGTTTCTAGAACATTGGAGCCTATATATTCTGTTAATTTTTTAGGTATAATGTATTCACCGTTGTGTACATTAACTGGTACTTTACCACCAGATTTAAGATTTGTGCCTGCTTCGTTAGCTGCTCTTTGAACCATTCTGTTTATAGTGTCTTCACCATAAAGGGCTACTGCAGGCTGAGAAAGTACAAAATCTCCCTCTTTTAAAGTCATTGGAACATCATCTGCTCTTGCAGACGGTGGAGCTTTGCCTTCTTTATCGACAAGTCCGTAATTCTTTGTTTGGTTACTATTATACAACACTTTTGAAGTTTTGTCAAGAATTTTTCCGCCATCTTGCATAAAAGTAAAATTACTCATATCAAAACCAAATTTTTGAGTGTCTGCTTGTATTTCTTCTGCAGATTTTACTACTCCTGTATAATGTGTTAAATCTGTAATTTTGTTTTCAGCAATATATGCTAAATCAGCGTACAAAGATTCATACATAGCTTCTAAACCTTCTTTTGTAGGTTGAAAAAATCTACGATAAACTCTACCACCATCCTGTGTGGATTGATCCTTACCGTTATAGTAGTCTGGTCTATTTAAAAGCATTTCTCTAGCAGATAAACCTTCTTGATCTACATTACCTATAGTATAATATACTCCTGCACCTTTTTTACCTTGGGAGTAGTGTATTTGTAAATCACCTTTAAAATTAAAACCTGTTGTTTTTTCTAACTCTTGCATATAAGGTATCATAGGAGATAATAACTTTTTAGAAAATTCTACGTTAGATGGGTTTGCTTTACTAGGATCATAATCTCCCTGTGAATAGGTGTTCATTTTAAACTCATCAAAATCAAATGAAGCGTAACCTGATTTATATGAGGGTTTAGATGCTGTTAAAAATTGTAAAGCCATTGCTGCAATACCTAATATGGGGTTTACAGAAAACATGTAAGATGTTGCTCCTGATATAGCTGCTTGTTCTACATCTCCAGTTCTTAAAAATGATACTACTGCAGCTATTGCTGCTGCACCTACTGCACCTTGAGCATCGGCTGCAGTTTCAAAACCAGGAAGTTTTTCAACACCTAGAAATGAACCCAACTGTTCAGCACCATATTCTGTAATTAAATGTTGTACACCTGCAGTAAGAGCAGCCTCCTCATCACCGCCTAAAGCTAGTACACCTGCTATAGAAGCTGCAGCACCACCAAAACCTCTCCATCTTGTAGCAGTAGCTTCGGCAGCAGCATCGGCAGCCGTTTGACCTCCTCCTGCGTTTATTATAGCTTTACTAGCAGCTTCTCCTGCCTTTAAAGCATAAGACTCTATAACTTCAGTCTTAATAAACTGTGTACCACCTGCAATAGCAGCCTTTCCTGCATCGCCAGTAGCTACACCTACTAATAGTGCTGCAGTAAATTCATCATATAAGTCTCTTAGTGTTACATTGTATGTGCCATCTTGCAGAGTAAATAAGTGTTTGTCTCCTAATTTTGCTATAGCTTCTTTTATATTATCAAAAGCAGAATTTTCTGCTCCATAATAAATATCTAAATTTGCATCTAAAGTATTATGTGGAGGATATTTTTTAGGATCACTCATTATTTCTTCAGCTACAGTTCTAGGAACACCTCTTTCTACATAATCTGCTACACCACCATAATAAATATCTAAATTTGCATCTAATGTATTACTTTCAGGATATATGTTTCTATTATTTGTAAAAGTATCAGATACTGTTTTAGAAATACCCCTATCTTGATAAAGGTATGTTTCAGCTTTAGCACCCTCTCCTACCATTACGTCACTTAAAGTTCCTAAAGTTGTTAATGTAGCTAGTTCACTTTCACTTAAACCTGAATCTGTAGGAAGATTTATTGCATTAGAGTCACTAGTTAAATTGCTAGTATCTGTATAATCTAATGTAGCTTTTTTACCAAAACCAAATAAATTTTCAAATGAATCAGATACTCTAGGGCTTACGTAACCTTCTGGTGGTCTGAAAGAGGATGTTTTTACTTTAGGTACATCTACAGGTTGAGTATACTGCATAGTCCTTTGTTCAAAATTTGCACCACTTTCGCCAGGAGCAGGGTTTACAGAATAAAAACCTTGTGTTGTATCTACTGTATTTGCATTAGAAATGTTATCTACAAAACCTGTAGGTTGTACTGTTTCTGTAGGTAAGACTGAAGATGTAAGGTTTGGTTGAGTTATGTTTTCTTTTACTTCTCCACCTTCTTGAAAACCAAAGTCTGCCATAAATCCAGGTGCCATTTGTTTTGCTGTAAAAAATGCAAAAGGGTTAGACCCTGCTACAGTTTTTTGATATGCAAGACCTAATAATGGAGTATCAGCTATAGTTCTACTTGTTTCAGAAGCAACTTTATAAATGCCTTTTAATACTTCATCTACAGTTTGCCCTTCATATCTAACTTCTGGATTTAACTTTTCTAATTCTTCTATCTTTGGTTTATTTATTTCTACTGGAATACTTTTTATATCTTCAGCTAAAGATTGATCTACCTCATGCATGCGTTCAAGAAACTGTTTATTATTACTAATTGAACGTAATACTTCTAAATTTGAAGGATCACCCCTACCTGCATAATTTGAAAAATCATTCATAAATGAAAAATCATCTCGAGGAGCTCTTACTACAATTTCGTCTATACCTCTAGGTTTTGTCATCCCTTTTAGCTTCCGCCCTCACCCTGTCCTGTAATTGGAGTAACATTCCCAGTAAAGCCGCCTTCCCCTGGAGTTGGCGTAGTTCCTGTTCCGATTGTGCCACCACCAACGCCTGATGGGTCAGCAGGATTTGCTCCTGCAGGAACTCCTTGAGGGGCTCCCATGTTTGGTTGTTGTTCACTAGGGGCAGTAGTCTCTTCGCCAGTTGTTTGTCCATTGTTCAATCCTTTCAGCATTTCAGCAAATATTTGTGCTTCATTCATGTCATTAACTAGTTCGTCAGGGTCCATGTCCTGAGCTATAGCTAACTCTTTAATCAACGTAGGTAATTTAACAAAAGGAGCAAGCATAGGATTAGTTACTGTTTGTAGTAACATTGTTAATCTTTGCGATCTTACTTCTTTCATCATTACAGACGATGTACCTTTAGGCTTGATCTCCAAATCACCCATTATGTCTTCTTCATCCTCTGAAAACTGCATATTCCACATAAACATACTTTCTCCTAGAGGTCTTAGAAGATGGTCATCTATATTTTTAATTACGGTTTTAATACCTAAAGAGGCAGAACCCATTAACATAGATAATCCTGATGCAGTACGACCAGTGCCAGTCACGCCTGTTTGTCCATGACTTATACTTGGTATACCTGTTTCTTCGTCAGCAAGTTGTCTTGCCTTATCATACATTTGTAAATTTTCTACAGCAGTGCTCGGAAACTTAATTCCTGTAATACCTGTACCAGGAGCACCTGACTGTCTTCTAAATATCTTTCCAGGGTATATATCCATAGACTGCCCTGGAACCATCATGTTTTCATCTACTTCAAAAATAAGATTACCTGCTAATGCTAAATTATCAATAGCCATACGTACATGTCCATTCATAAGAAGCTGTGCATCCTCCATATTTTCAGCTACACCTATACCAAAAAATCTATATGGGTTTTTTTCGTAAGGCACAACTTGATATGGTAATCTTTCTGGTACAAATGGGTTGAGAACTACTCTTAGTATCTCATTACCACAAATCCAAGCATTAATATGCACTTGATCTAGGTCAGATGTAGATTCTGGTATGTCTAATTGTATTTCTTTAGCCATTTTAGCATCTAAAACACCCCAATATTCTAATACTTCATAACGACCTTCACTGTATGTAGGATCATTATCTGCATATAAATCATGCTCAAAATACCTTTCTTCGTATTGTGTGCCCATATATAGTGATGCTTCTATAGCATCTTTATCAAAAAATGGTCTATTAGCAAGGTCACGTAGCTGTGATCTGTTCATTCTATGACGTTCTACTACATATTCTGCATCATCTAGGCTTACAGCAGAAGGGTCAGGATATAAATCCCAACAAGAAACAGCATTTAATCTAGGCACTAACTTGTCTTGTGGGTCATAGAATCTAGTACCATCATCATCTTTAGACCATTTGTGTATTACTTTGTTGTGGTTAAAGGGTCCTTTAACAATACCTGTACCTAACAAACACTGTTCAAAGATACCTTTTCTGAGTTCGGAAACTGCTGAAGCATCTAGTAATTGGTCATGGATTAGTTTCTCCATTTTACGAGCTGCTTCCTTAGCAGGAGATAGCTGTGGTTCTCCTATGTTAGATGGTCCTGCAGCAAGATTAGCTTCAGCCATATCTTTTTCATATGGACCTAATTCTAATTCTTGTTGTTGTGGTTCTGTAGCTTCAAAAGCTCCTGCAGGTAAGTCTCTACCATCTCCTTCAAACCCATAAGGGTCTAGTCCTTGTTGTTGATCTAAAGGCGTTTCTAGGTGAACAAACTCTTCTATGCCTTCAGGCACAGGAGTAGGGTCTACAGAAATCGGAACTTTACCATTAGAAAAAAGTATATCTACTAACTGTCCAAAAGCAGCAAGCACTTTTACTTTTGTTATTTTAACAGTAACTTTAGAACGTTCTGATTGCCTATAGTCTTCACTATCTTCTGAAGTACCTCTATAGTTTTTGTAAGCACGTAACCAACGTTGTTCATCAGCCAAACGACCATCTTCTGCTTGTTTATACTTTGATCTTATGTAGCCTGCTAAACCGACCATTTCCTCATCGGTAATGTCTTTTTGTTCGCCAGTGCCTATTAGTTCACCTATCTCAGCCATTTTAGTAGTCTTTTTCGTCAGCTAAAGCCATGAAGTTAGAATCTATTTGATTCTTACCTGAAAGGCTTGCAGCGTTAACAGTAGACTCTTCGGATGCGGTGTATTTTTTATTAACCCAACTCTCCATTTTTTCTCTAGAAAGTTGTGCTTCATTTTCCATACCCATATCACCCTGTTTGTATTTGCTCATTAACGGCATTTTCTTCTCCTTGTTGGTTGGTTGATAAATTTAACTTATTCATTTGATTTCTTATTTCTTCTGCTTTAGGGTCTTTAATAAATTTTTTAATTATTTTGCCCCCATATTCATCTTCTATTCTTTGTGCAGCATCTCTTCTTCTTTGAACAGTAGCTTCTCTTTCAGGAAGAAATTTAGTTATTTCTTCATCTGATGTTCTTCTTGCAATGTCTGGAGCAGCACCTGCTAATTCAGATTCACTTAATTCTTCCATTGCACCTGCAAAAAAATCTGGGTCTCCTGTACCGAAAGCACTTGCTGCAATAAAACTTCTTCCTACATCTTTAAGTTTTTCTTTATAAACTTCTCTAGTAGTTACTTCTTTTTCAGGTGCTTTTGTTTTACTTATTAATTTAGCTATTACTTCTGGTGATGATTTTTCTAAAAAAGTTCTTGTTTCTTCAGGATCAGCACTAGGAGTAAACCCTAATTCGTCTGTTGGTAAAAGGTTTCTACCTAAAACATCTTTACCTAGAGTGCTCATATCAGCAAAATAACTTCTAGTTCCTAATTCTATAGCAGCCTCAAGACCAATAGCCGATGCTCTAGCACTAGTGCCATAAAAAGGAATTATAAAAGCTGCACCTTTTCCAAAACCTTTTAATGTAGTATTTAATAATTTTACATACTTGTGTTCATTTGTAGGTTTATATCCACCTTTTATAGTTTGTTTAAAATCTCCTTCTGTTGTATCTTCTACATCATCTATATCGTTAAATATAACAGCAGACCTTTTTGCAGTTCGTTCTATTCCTTTTGCTACTACGATTTGGTCTGGATCAGGGTAAGCAGCTTGAAATACCTGATTAAAACCAGTAGATCGTATTTCAGGAACAAAAGGTGTAGATGTTCTTAAATCTACAGTGCCATCTTTTTTAAACTTAATTTTTTCTTTTAATGGAGTTTCTAAATCCCCATCTTTTAATAATTCTTGTTCAGAAAAAAATACTACATCATCTATAATACCTTGATCATTAAAAAATTGTAAATAAGGTTCAAGCCTCATTCTGTTTAACACTTCTTCTGGATATATTCTTTTTAAGTTATCACTAACTTCAGGAAAAGCATCAGGGTTATCATTAATTACTGATTTAAGATAGTCTTTACTAATATGACTAAAATCTTTATTATCACCTATAGGCTGAATAGATATAGCAATTCTATCTACTATTTCTCTTATATTTAAATCTCTACCTGAAAGATTGGAATATCCTACAGAAAATTTTTGACCTTGTTTAGTTTTTAAAAAATTATCTAAAGCATCCTCTATCATTACTTTTTGATATTTAAATCTTTCTGCACCTGAGTTAGCAACATTAGGAGGATATTGTAAATAATCTAATTGGTCTACTATTCTTTTTGTTAAATAATCAAATCTAGAAACTTCTTCTAAAGTAAGAAATATATCATTTACAACTTTTTTATCTAACTTTAATTCTGCACCTTTATTACCTAAAAATTTTGTTCCTGAAAATATTTCAGACAAACCTTTACTGTTATTATCCCAACTACTAGAATCCCAGTCTAACATGTCTCCTGCATTGTATTTATATATAGCTGCTTCATCTAATAAATTACCTAACATTTTCTTAACATTATTATTATATCTATTAAAATCTAAAGCATCTATAGATTCTTCTACAGCTTTTGTTGCATTATTTTCATCTAGTATTATATTCTTTTTAATTTTTGTTTCAGATTCTCTATCATACATATCATCAATAGCATCTGTTTGTTTTTTATCAAATACTGCCTGAGCTATTGCAGCCTTGTTCCAATTACCCATCCTAGCTCTATCTATTTTTTCTTTTGTAGAATAGTCTGGAAAATTTCCTATAGTAGGTTCTTTTGTACCTTTAGGTACTTTTATATCTAATTTATCAGAAGTTACACCTAATTCTATTTGTTTTAGTCTATCTACCTGATCGTCTACAGATAGTATCTCTACACTGGGAGCAAATTTTTGATTAAAACTTTTACCTGATTGTTTGTACCTACTTGTTTTTGTAAACTTAGAAATCTCTTCGTCTGTTTTTAAATCTATTTGTTTAATATTCTGCTCTACTATTTTTTTATTTACAATTTCTTTTTTTCTATTTATTAATTTTATGTTTTCATCTATCTCTATATGTTTTTGATAAGTTCTATCATATTCATAAAACTGTCTTTGAAAATCTAAATGAGTATCTAATATGTCTGCTTGTTCAGGAAGTATGTCAAATTGTTTTATGATACTACTTCTAGGATTTAAAGCATCAGAAGCATAAAATACTTTCATTAAGTTATCTTTATGACCTAATATTTCTTGAACATATTTAGAATCAAGACCTGCTTGTATAGCCATAGTAGCCCAAGCCTTTCTAAATTTATGAGTTTTTTCTCTGTTCCATACTTTAATATCAAACAAGGCTTCACCGTTGGGTCCTCTTTTTTGTAATACTTTGTCTAGCCTACCTAAGACTACATTATCAGATACAGGTTTTGATATATCTGTAGGTGATGGAAACAACAGAGAATTAGGTTTTAATTTTTTTAATTTTACTAATTCCATTAAATCTTTCTTCATAGTTTTAGACATAGGCACTATTCTTTTCTTTTTACCTGAACCTCCCTCACCTTTGCCTCTTTCTATATATATTAAGTTTTTGTCAAAATCTATTTCTTTTAATTTTAAAGAACTAAGATCACCTACTCTAGCTCCTGTATGTAATTGCATCTTCATTAAAAGATAATAATCATCTCCCATATTTTTTAGTTCATCTAAAACTGCATTGACACTTATAAAATCTCTGGCATTTTTTTTAGAAACACTTATCATATTCATGCCTGATTCAATTACATTAGATTTAGGCAGATTTTTTATGTTGTTTTGCATAGCCTTATATTGCTTTTTTTGCAAAGGAGACCAATCACTTTGATCTGAGTTAGACCATTTGATTGTTTCATATCCGTATGTTTTAGTTGCCATCTAATATCCAAATATAGGGTCTTGCACCTCATACCTATCAAACTCTTTAGGTTTTCTAAACCTAGGATGATAGTATGGGCTGTTAACTAATCTTGTCATGCACATATATCTTAAAGCATCATAAGCATGATCTTCTGCTTTTGTATCTACATCCTCTGGGTTTGTTTTACTTAGAGGTAGTGTAGGTAAAGTTCTTATCAACTGGCTACAGTGATTAAATATTCTAAGTCTAGGTTCTCCCATATCATTCATACCTAAACGTTTGTGCATCTCTATCTTACCTGCCAGTCTGTCTCTGTTAGAAGCCATCCATCTTAGGTTAAACCTATTCATGGATTCTGCTATACTTAAACCATGTCCTGTTCTACTAAAACATGATTCGTCTAGCACTGCTGTTTGCATGGTAGGATCATCATACTCTAATTCCATAATCCTCTCTGCTAACCCTTCTCCTGTGTAACCTTTTCCGTAAAGCTCTCTATATATCCATAGGTTACCATCATAATCGACAGCCCCCCATAAAACACAAGAAGGACTAGAGTAACCATAATCTGCAGCCCTAATACGAGCCCAAGACCTAGGAATCTCAAAGGGGTCAACAACATGTACTGTACGATCAAACTCAGCAAATGCTGCACCATCTGTAACATCCCAATCTCCATCTAATAGTCTTCTTCTCTCTACTTCTGGTAGAGAATATAACATAGCTTCATATTCCCCTGAAGCTATAAGATAGGGGTTATCCGTTAGTCTTGCAGGGATGAATCTTCTTTGGAAGAGGGGTTTTCCTGCTTTTTCTTGGGCTGAGGCTCCGTATCTGAGGATAGTACCTGATTCAACATCTTTAGCCCAAAAAGGCGTATTTGGTTCGGCAGCATCAATATACATCTTTTTAACCCACCAACCACCCATTCCACCTGGGTTAGCTGTGCAACGCATGTACGGTATAATGCTTTGATCCGTTGTACGGAGTCTTGAACGAAGGTACTCCCATACGTAAGGAGTTGGGTAATGCGTGATTTCATCAATCGCAATCCAGTTAAAACTTTGTCCTTGATATCTTGTAACATCTGTGTCCCTATCTAAATATGAAAATAAAATCGTAGCCCCTGATGGGAATACCCAAGTCGATTTACTTTCTCTAAATATAGCTTCTGGGAAAGCCTTTTTATATAGTTGCCTACTCTTGTCTATAAGCTCTGTTAGTTCGCCCAATGTTCTTCTAAGAAGCAACCCTCTATGGTTTGGGTTGTGGGCATATCTTAATGCGTCTGCAAGTAAAGCATATGATTTACCTCCACCTGCTGCACCACCATAAAGAACATCACGTTCAGGTGCTGCTAAGAACTCCATCTGAGGACCTGGATTCGGTTTGAACGCTACTTCCTGTTCTGCAACAAGCTTTTTCACTGCTACAGGAGCATCTGCAAGCACATCCTCTGTCATTGCAGCTTTCCCTTGTATCGCCTTGTCCAAGTGTTTGAACTTTTCTATCTTCTCTTTCTTTAATTGTTTCTGCCTCGATAGTTGGTTCTTGTGTTTTTTAATCTTCTTATCTCTATACCGCAACTGGGCTAGAGCAGCTCTACGAGCTTTTTCTTTAGCTGATAATCTATATCGACCTTTCTCTCCTTTTTTGAGTTTAGGTCTTCCTTTCTTAGGTGTTTCCAAGTGCTTCAGCCTCTACATCTGATAAGTCTAACGCTTCTGCTTTTTTTGCAGGTAACAAAACAACAGCATGTAAATGTTTGTTTTCTGTTACTACCTCTTGTCGTTTAGATATACCACACCTATCAAGTATGTCAGTTGCTGCTTCAAACCTAAGTTTCTGTCTAGCTATTGGTTCTTCTGTTGTTCCTGATAAAGCATCCTTTATCTGTCCTACTGCATTAGCTGTTGTCGTTGCTAGCAACTCTTTTGCTCTGTCTATAATGTGAGGTCGCATAGCTTTCGATACTGAAGACCTTGAGGACTCCGAATAGCCTGCTTGCAATAGACTTTGGGTGATATTCCCAAAGGTTTTTTCTCCTTCCGCAAAGTATGCGTCAAGAAAATTTTGTTGTTTTTTTGTTAACTCTTGTGATTTTTTAGGTTGTGGTGTTAACATTATCTTGGATATACCCTACCGCCATTGGCGTATCTTTTGTTTTGTGATATATATTTCATAACTCCACCTTCTCTTGCAAAGGTTTTAACATTAGTAGGCTTACCTCCTACTCCTTGTGCTTTTGATCTTTTACGTCTTACAGCACTAGCTATCTGTTTTTTAGACATTCTGTTTGCTTTAGCTCTAGGAACACACTTAGGATATTTTCTTTTAGAGCCTTTAGCAGACTTTCTACCACAAGATTGAAACTTACCGTTTTTCTTTTTGGCTCCTATGTCTACCCAGTCTCCTTTAGGTCCTTTACCAAACCATTCTTTTAGGCTCACTTATATCCTCCGCCACGTTTTTTGTATGTGCGAACTAACCATGCATTAGCATAGGCTGAAGGGTAAACATCAAATTTTCTTTTAGCTTCTGCTTTTACCCTAGCGTACAAAGAAGGGTTATTAGGAGTAGGACCGCTTTTTTTTTTCTTCTTTTTCTTTGCTGTAACTTTAGTTCCTTTTTTCATGTTTTGAATAGGACCACCTACTCTTTTAGATGGTCTAGCTTTTTTCTTTGCAGTCTCAGATAAATCTTTAAAATGAAATAGTTTTTTACTATTTTTAGTATGAGTTTTACCTGTGTGCAAAGTACCATCTGACATTTTGTGGGTACTGCCAGTCCATTCTGTACCATTTCTTAAGTAATGTTTTACGCCTTTTGCCATGTTAACACTTCCACCTTCTTCTTGCCTGCCTTATGCGAGAGTTTGGATTATTTCTTGTTTTGGCAGAACTTCGTTTTAGTTGACCTAATGATCTCGCACAATAACTTTTTCTTCTTTTAGCAGCTTTACTGCCTTTTTTTACTTTGCCAGTTACGGCTGTTTTTAACTTAGAGCCAGGATTTGCTTTACGATAAGCTCTAACTCCTTTAGCTGTCATACCTGCACCAGACTTAGTAGGTCGGTAATTAGCACCCTTACCTTTAGTAGTTCTACGTATAGGGTTTTCTTTTTTTCTAGCCACTACGTAGTTCCCATAGGTTTTCTTGGGTTGGGCATATTAGCACTTCCACCATACTTCTTACCTTCAGACGTATAGGTTTTCATTTTGCCACCAATAGACATTTTTCTTCTGGTCTTACATACGTTACCGCCTGTGCCCATGTCCATATTTTTTTTAAATCCTTTAGCCCCTACTTGAATAAGATAATCTTTTCTGGTAACTTTATCGTCACCGCTTAGGTCAGTTAGACCACCAGTTTTCATATTCTTGGCTGTTCTGGCTGCAGCAGCAAAATCTTCTTCTTTAGGTGCACCTGGGTCACCTTTCTTTCTCATCTTTTTGCCACTTCTTCTTCTTTTGTTTATGTTTTCATATAGTGACATTACATTTTCCCCTTTGATGGGTATATTTTACCACCGTTGGCATATCTTTTATTCATGGATGCGTACATCTTTCCACCGCCCATCATGCCATTCTTTTTTTTCTTTTTAGTAACCATGCTACCATACATCATGTCTTTTTTCTTTTTATCACCATGGACCATACTTCCGCCCATCATGCCTTTTTTCTTTTTAACTGAACTACCGTACATCATACCCTCTCTGTCTACTTTTAATTTTTTAGGTAACTTCTTACCTTTAGCTTTAGCTGTCTCTCTAATACTTTTTGAACCTCTTAAGTCAGTGCCCATTTTGTACTCAGCATCTGACATAGACATTTTTGTATCTAAAAGCTTATCTAAAATTTTTTGCTTAGACATCAGTCCTGTTTCATACATACTTACGCCTTTACTTAAATCTCCTGCTTTTAAATCGCCTGTTTTTTGTAGATTCTCTAACGTCTCAAAAAAATCTGATACTTGTTTTGCTGTTGGTTTCTTTGCCACTTCTATATCTCCTAATTATTTATTAAATGCCTACAGAAGGGTGGGGAGAGGTAGAGAAAAACGTTGCATCTTCCTATGGCTTGCAAGCTCTTTGTGGGTTACGTATACTACCTCTCATGGTAACCCCCTTCATGTACTTTATTATAGAACTAATGTTGCATTTTGTCAACACAAAAAAAAAATTTTACTTGACAGTATGAATATTTGCATGTACAATGGACTTAACCCTCCTGGGGTTAATACTATATATAGGTAGGCTTTTAATATCCCTCAGTTTTGACTGGGGGTTTTTTTATGTTCCCTATATAAAGGTAGGCAAAACTACTTGCGACTTATTCTCAACTAACTAAAAATTAAAAAAAATCTGGCATCTGTGTATACGTAGGTGTGGGTGGGGGGTAGTGTCGCTTGCGTACCCCAGAATGGCTGTAATTAGCCATTTTGCTTGATGCTTAATTAATCTTTTAATTAATTACATAGTCTTCCTTTTTTAAACCTTGCACAATTCCACCAGTAAAAGCAGCTAGAAAAAACAATCAATACATCATTACCATTAATCAAATACATTTCGCACACATACACGCCATTAAAGAACATTTTGACAAATTAATTTAATATTATTTAGGGTCAATCGAGGGGGGGTGGGCGTGTCCTTTTTAACTGTAATAAAGGGGGCACTGGGCAATAGTTCTTATAAGTTCAATAAGTTACATATTATTTAGGACAAAGAAAAACCCCCCTCAAATTAATGAAGGGGGCATGGGGAGGGAGCTCTGAAAGTAGGCTTTTATTTTACCAGTTTGTACTGGATAACCCTGTTAAATGGTTTATCACAATCAGAAGAGAGCAAGCCGTTCTCTTTTGCTATTGTATATTGTTTATTCCTATATCGTAAGCCGTCCTGTACTCTTAGAAGAAAGTCTTTCTCTTCATCTGTAAAATATTCAAAGTCATTGCAATCTTCTAAAGCACCATAAACGGCAAGCAATTCTTTAACAGTCATGTTTTCAATTTTACGCCTGTTGAAGTTATCACAATAAGCAAAAGCACTGTGAAAACTTGCAATGGCGTCATCTAAAGATTCGCACCTTGTGGGTGAAATACCCAAGTTTCTGTGTAGATACCTAGAAAATAATGTCTCTGTGTAACTATCAAACTCATTTCTTATTTCTTTATTTCTATTTTTATCAACCATAATTTTCTCCTGTAATTGGTTTATAAATTCAAGTTAATTTGATTTGTTTACTGGGTCAAGAAAAAACCCCCTAAGAAATTAATCAAAGGGGGCTACAGGGGAAATACTGAAGTAGGCAATTAGTCGTCTTGCTTACCTTGTTTCTTTCTATGCAAGCTCTCAGCATATGCCTTTACTTTGGCAAAGTCCTCTTCTGATAGAATTTCCTCATCCTTTCGCACTTCCTTGTCCAGTTCCATTAATGTCCTAGAAACATGCTCAGTGACATTAAAAGACAATTCGTTGAATGTGCCCATGATTGCAATTTGACTGGCAATATGACAACTTTCAAACTCTCCGCTCATCCAAGTCTGTAATCTTTTCATTATGTCAAGGAATGTATCTTGAGATTTTTTCTCTGCTTTAGTCTGTGGTCTATTCCTAGCACCAGTCATTTTTTTATACCTCCAAATTCTTCAGTTAAATTGTCAATCATATAGTCAGTCTTTGCCTTGATACTCATCAAATCCTCGACGGCACTTTTAAGGGTGCTATTGTTTTCCATGATTGATTTGCCAATACACTCAAGACGATTTTTTATTGTCATGGTGTAAAGTTTCAGCTCATTTTTTTGTTCTAAAGTCATTAATCACTCCTTATTGTTAAAAGATAAACCCCAACAGGGCTATACCTAAAATGACCAGTACAGCCCTGTAAATGCCTGAGATTAGCTCATACATAACTAACTAGCCAATTCAGTAAATAAAGGACTATCGATTGCCTTCAATACTCGACCTTCTCGTCTTAGTCTCGTCTCGTGCATTTTGCCCTTTTTTTGGTGCATAGTTTTAATTTGCCCTTCTTCATTTTCATAACTATCTAAGGAAGTGCCAGCGTGCGTTGACCAGTTTGTCAAGGCATTGTAAAGGGTGTATAAGTTTCTGCTCATACCAGTCTTTAACTCTTCCTCCCATTTATGAATAAGAAAGCCCAACTCTTTTTGATTATACTGTTTTTCAATGTCTTCATCATTGTCGACTGCTGTTTGTAATTGAACATTGTCAGCAAGTTTTTTCTTACATAGCACTTCTTTAAAGAAATGAATTACCTGCTCATCAGTCACCTTTGTATTGAGCCACCTTCTAAAAACATCACCTTGATTTGCAAAGTTGGAAACAGCATTTTTAATTTTGCTTACTTCCTCTTTATAATCGAATCCTGAGGTATGTTTTTTCATAGCGTAATATTGCCTTTCGCCACCGAATACCATTGAATTGCGGCAATAATCACGATAAGCACCAGTAAACACTTGAAATTTCCATGATGAGTTTGTTGAGTTCAATACATCAATTCGCATGTTTAACTTGCCTGTTCCTTCAATGTCCATTTCATGGTCAAGAAGGTGAATTGTTCGGATTGCTTTGGTATCTTCTTCATAGGTTCGGTCTTCAATATGAACCCTAGCTGTAGATATGTCCTCGCACTCAACAAGTTGGTCTGTTACTTCTTCAAATAATGGCAAGTGGTCAACTAGTTTGTAGTCCTTACTAGGCAGGCTAACAAAAGAAAATTTTTGCTCGCTTTCCTCATCTCTGAAAATGCCCTTCCGTCCTTCAACCTTCTCGAATTTTTGGGTGTAGGGATTTAATCCATAAACATCACCCTCTGAAAATTTACTTTTAAAGATTGAATGGTCATTTATATCAGAATGAATTTTAAATTGACTATCCCAGTCAGTCCGCAAAATCTCTTGGCTGCTTTCTTGGTTGGGGTTGTGAAGGTCAACTTCTGTTGTGCCATGTTGTGGCGTTGGGTTTGTAAAGTCCTCAATATCTGTTTGAACTGGGTTTTGTATGTTATCATTTTCCATAATTTTTTCCTTATGTTATAAAAGGGGAAATCCCTTTTTTCTAATTATCACCTTCAGGGTGTTCGTTTTGGTAGTCAAGCATTAATGTTTAAAAAATCCAATTATTGTTTTCCTTTTTGTATGTGAGCAAAGTTTACAATCCAAACATTTTATCCCTTGAGTTTGCTCTGGGCATATTGTTATTTTCTTACCTAAAGGAGTTTTAACGGCTGACAAATCAACTTCCATTTTTTCAAATTGTTTTTTGGTAAATGGTAAAACAACAGTGGTGGGGATTTTGGTATCTGACAAAATGTCGGCTTGTTCAAGTGTATCGGCTGACAAATTAATAGTAAATCCTTTGTTGTTTGCGTACCTAATTAAATTTAAATTATGGGCTGACAATTTTCTTTTCTTACCTGAGACTGTTGTGTGGTGGTGCGTATAACAAATAACTTTACCGCCCCTATTGGCTTTTACAAGTTGTTTTAGTTTCTTGGCGTCAATCTTGTTTTTCTTAACTACCAAATCACCGACAACATTGTGTCGCCATAAACCTTCACGATTATGTTTTCTAAAGTAAGAAACTTGTTTTACAAATTCTGACCAGTTGTCATTATTATCTTGGCTGTATCTATTCCAATGTAAACGAATAGGGAAGTTGTCTCCATAACAACCATTGTTTTTGAGGCTACAAGAAGCAGGACAAGTTTGTCTTGGACTGTAAGAAGTAGGCATTGCTCCCACTTTTTTTGACTGTGTATTAGTTACAAATTTATAAGTCATTATATTTTTTTAAGCACAATTTTAATATAATCTTTTAATTGGTGCTCATCACAATATTTGTTGTCTTCATTGCTATCTAATAAAGTTCTTATCTCATCAATCAAGTCTGCTTTTGTGTCGTAATCTTGGGCTAATTTTTCCATTGTTTTTTCTCCTATACATCCCTTTATATATTACAGATAAAACCTTGTCAATAATATTTTTGATTTTTTTCCTCTGCTTTCTCAAGTAAGAATTCTCTTTTTTCTTCATCAGTCATATTGTAGTTACGAAAAACATCCTCAAGTGTGCTTTCTATACCTAAGAAAGCAAGCAATTCTTCGTCTGTATATGCTGACAAAGGTTTTTCATTTTTAGGGTCAAATGACATGTCATACACTCCCATTCTTTTTACCTGACAAAATTGCGTCTTGTGTATACAATTTACCACACTTGACAAAAGCTGTTTTTCTGATGACAAAACTTCTGTAGTGCTTGGCTGACAAGTCGTAAGCAGTAAAAGTGTAATCTTTAGCTGTGCTTTCGCCACCCTTTAAATGTTTCTTGACATTTAAAAGTAGGCTTCCATAGTTTTCGTATCTACCTTTACTTTGTGAATAATACCTGACGCTGAAGAAACAATCTCCGACAATATCTCTTAAGTTTTCTTTAAACCTTTTGTTTACATCATTAACCATATTAAAAAACTCCCTATAAAAATTACTATAATTCTGTATACCATGACAATTATTTCCATGTCAACTCCTAACTTTTACCATACCATTTTCTGTCTACCTCATCAAAGTAAACATTTTTAGCCCTTACAGGTCTATGCGAATACCTTTTACCTTTTGATTTTTTCTTACCTTCGATAAGTCGCTTTGCCATTGTTTGCTCTCCCAGTTTTCGTAGCTACGAAGCCACTGTTTTGTGTTTGTGTTTACTTTACCCTTTATCAAATTGAAACTCTGCATTTTTATCAATCCATTGTTTAGCTTTTTTTATTGTTTTAAATTCTTTTGTTCCTACTCTAGAAAGTTTTAAAGTTTCAAAAACTACATCTTTAATATCTGGATTCCATATTGAATACCTATCAAAGTCATAGTTGTCTTTTACATGGCTCATATGCCAACCTTTATAAAGGAAAAAACAATCGTTGTTCCTAAGATATTCTTCTTCTATAGTCATTATTTTTTCCTTACCATTTAAACACTTCATTTTCAACAAAATCTCTTTCATCTGCATAAGATACATCTTCAGCACCATATTGCCATTTGCCTTCAATAATTATCTTTTTATATAAATCCGATTCTTCTTGAGTTATACATTCCCCATCTTCATATTCTTCTGTCCAATATCTTTGGAATATTTCATAAACATCAATTCCTTTTTCTTTAGATACTTTCTCAACATCTTCAGCTTTTATTTTAAATTTTTTGTAAGCTGGTACTATAAAATAATATTCTTTTTCTTTAGCCATTATTCTTTTCCTTCTGTTTTTAAAAATATATAAATTACAAGTAAGGCTGTAGATAAAAGTGTAAATGCACAACCCCAACCAAACATTAAAGATACTGTTACTAAATCCACTAGGGCAACCTTTTTACAAATTCTGCCTGCTCATCTGCGGCTACTCTTCGCCTTGACAGTTCTTTTGCTATCCTATCTAACAAAGTAATAATTTCTTCTCTAAGATGTGCAGTGCCACCACCTCTTTGTAATCTAAGAAGAGCATGAAGTTCATGCTGTGCAAACTCATATTCTTCTGTAAGAGTTCCTAACCTAATTAACTTTTCGTACTTACTTAAATCTATATCCATGTTATCTCCTTTTCTAACTAGCGAAAGAAGGCTATTGTTTGGGACACAATTTAATGGCTTTCCCTTTTCCTCCTGTAATTCTACAGGACTGCTATGCCAACCTTCTTTCTGTCCGAAAGGCTAATAGGCTCTATAGTATTATCTATCACCGACCTTTCACCTTCGTATTCTTTTTGTTAAACGACAACAGACAAGGGGGAAAAATAATGGGAAAAAACCTTGCCTGTTGTCTGGACTTGGCTTTGACAGGAATCAATTTAATGGGTTTCCTTTTTATTAAGAGAATACACTCACCTACTTAAAGGCTTTTCCCAACCAAGTCAATTCTTTTATCTCCTTATGGTTTAAATTCAATTTCAGGGCTATATTCCATAAAAGGATATTTTGCTGATAAAACTTCCCTTTTCAAATACTGACAAGCCGCTTCCCAACTCGGCTCATCACATATCGTCATACTAATTGTTAGGGTCATTGTTACTCCCCATTCCTCGCCATACTCATCATATTTATCAGTTACGAATTCTTCATTTGTTTCCATAATTTACTCCCTACTTTAGTTCAAACTTCTTTGAAACTTCATTAATAATATCATCTATGTTTTCGTGGCTAGACAATTCCATAAGATGTAGTTCATCTACAATGCTATCTTTTAAATAATACGAAGTTATTTTAGTTTTGCCTGTATCGTCATCTATATAAATATATGACACACCTTTACCAAAAATGTCTTCAGCTAAAGTACTTTTTAAATTACGAGATACATCTGTTAAAGCATCATACTTTCGATACATAGCATCTGCTTTATCTTTAGCTTTTCTGTACTTAACAAAAGCAGGATGATTTGCTACTGATTTTGATTTAAAATTATTTGAAACTTTTTTAGCTATTTGTCTAGCTATCAGTTCTTTTTGCTTGTTTGTTATTCTCATTATTGTTTCTCCTAAGTTCATTTAAAAATGTTACTATCACATTGATGTCTGCTACTTTGTATTCTAGTTCAGTTAATGCCTTCTCAATGCGATTTACTCTAGCATTAACTTTTTCGGCTTCTTTGTCAACACCTAAAAAATTTTTTATTATTTTAATCACCTATTCTTCATCCTCTTCATAACCTTCCCCATACTCAGTGCCTTCTTCTAAGTGTTCTATTAACATATCAAGACCATCTACAATCCCTTTATATTCTGAGGCACTATGGCTATCGTTTATCCAAGAGTCGTCATCTTTAATATCTTTTGCGACTTTTTTTATTCTTTCTAATGAAATTTGCATTACTTCTCCTAATTATAATTATTAAATATAACCCTTATAAAACCTACCTTTCTTATTGTCAAGTAATTTTTTATTTTTTATTTATTGACTATAAGTATATTAGTATTAGTATATTAAATATTCCTTTAATAATATTATAATTTTTATGTAGACTAAAGTCTATTTTAAAAGTGTTTGTTTTTTATGTCAAGGAGGGAAGTATGAAAATAACTTTATTTAATTTTATGATAGTAAGTTATGTATTACAATTATCCATAGTTCTGATAGTTGCTTTAATGAGAAGCTGACAAAATGTTTGCTGACAAAAAGGTGATATTATGGTTGACAAAAAAAATTGAAAAGTTATACTGACAAACTTGACATTTGCTTTGTACTGCCTGACAGTAGGCATTGACATACAATTAGTGCACTCTAAGTTTAACAGACGAGGTAAAATTAAGTTGCAGATAACTTCGGAGATAGATAATGATTACATGGGATAGATTAAATGACGCCATTATAGGAACAGGTGGTCGCTGTGGTATGGAAGAAGTGTTTGTGTATAGCTATGACAAAATTCTTGACATTTTAATGACAGAAGATGAGATGACAGAAAGAGAAGCTATTGACTACATAGAGTACAACATTGCAGGCTCATATGTTGGAGAGCTGACACCTATACTTGTACGCAGTCTTGACGAAGTAGAAAAATTTATTATTGACAAACAAACCAAATCAGTGTTTACTGACAAAAAGATTGACGATAAGGAGATAAATTAATGTGGGCAAATTTAAACAAGTAGATACTATGATACAGGACATTGTTTTACAGTTAGCACCCCCACCTTCTGATGTAGCGTTACGTATGGATTGTCCTGCCTGTAACCACAAAAATACATTGTCTATAATGAATAATAATGGAACAATTCTTTATCATTGTTTTTCTGCTTCATGTAATGTGAAGGGCAGAGTATCTGACAGAAAAGAATTAAAGTTCACAAGGCATGAAGTAATTTCTCCTAAGGCTGTTCCCCTTGACTCACGTAGTTTTGTACCCCTAAGTAGAGACTGCAAGGCACTCGACATGGTGGTCAAGCGGAACAGTTATGAAGCTTTTCAACACGCAAGAGCTGACATACGATATGATGTACGACAAGACAGGGTTGTTTTTATGGTATATAAGAATGGAAAAACTGTTGACGCTGTAGGTAGAAAATTAAATGAAGATGACAACAGACCTAAATGGTTTCGTTATGCACGAAGCCGACACCCATTTGTTTGTAAAGCAAAAACTGACACTGACATAGCATTTTTAGTAGAAGATTGTTTTTCTGCTTGTGCTGTATCACAAGTATACAATGGCGTTGCACTAATGGGTACAAATCTTCCAAATGAATACTTGACAACTCTTAAATCTTACAGTAAAATAGTAGTAGCATTAGATAGAGATGCTTCCAAAAAAGCCATTGAGCTGACAAAACAACTTAAGTTGTATGTGCCTTCTACCCTTGTTTTTCTGGAAAAAGATATTAAGAATATGAATTTGACAGAGATACAGGAGCTAATATGAAACCACATACTGCACCAACAAAAAAATTTGACAGACGATTATTTAATGCTAACGATCCTCAAACAAGAGAGTCTGCAAAAAAATTATTACCACCAAAATTAAAAGAAATACTAGGATTAGATGAAGAGCCTATTCTAGAAGACAATCCTAAACCATATGGTATTGATCTTCTTTGTAAAAAACATAACCTAAGTGTTGAAGTAGAAACTAAACATGGGTGGGGTAATGGTAAATTTCAATGGAACGATATGCACATACCAAGAAGAAAATTTAGATACACAGAAATTGATGGTGATGTTTTTTTTGTAGTGTTTAATACTGACAGAACACAGGCAGGTATAATGACAAAAGACTCTGTTAAAAAACAAAGAGTAGTTAATAAATTCAATAGGTTATCAAGATTACATGAGGATTATATCTCTGTGCCTGTTGAGGAAATTATATGGGTTTAGGAGATACCAATGCAGCAAGTAGAGTTACCATCAGATTATCAAAAATTTATACACCAATCACGCTATGCTAGATGGAAAGAAGAAGAAGGTAGAAGAGAGACATGGGAAGAGACAGTATCAAGATATTTTGATTTTATGTCTGACCATCTTCTAGATAACTTTGATTACGAATTACCTGACGGTATAAGAGAAAGAATAGAAAACAGAGTTCTTAATCTTGACATTATGCCTTCTATGAGAGCATTGATGACAGCAGGAGTTGCATTAGAAAGATGCAACGTTGCAGGCTACAACTGTTCTTACTTACCAGTTGACAACCCAAGATCATTTGATGAATGTCTTTACATACTTATGTGTGGCACAGGTGTAGGTTTTTCTGTTGAGACTAAGTACACAACACAATTACCCATAGTAAATGAAGCGTTACATGACTCTGACACTGTAGTAGTAGTGTCTGATTCTAAAGAAGGTTGGGCTAAAGGCTACAAAGAACTAATATCATTGCTATACTCTGGACAAATTCCTAAATGGGACTTATCTCGCCTACGCCCTGCAGGTGCAAGACTAAAGACATTTGGTGGTAGATCATCTGGTCCAGAGCCTCTTGATGATTTGTTTAGATTTACTGTAGATATTTTTAAGAAATCTGCAGGTAGACGTTTAAAGTCTATAGAGTGCCACGACATCATGTGTAAGATAGGTTCAGTAGTAGTAGTGGGTGGCGTAAGGCGTTCTGCACTTATAAGTTTATCTGACCTTGAAGACCAAGAGATGTCATTAGCTAAATCAGGAGAATGGTGGAGTGATGAAGGGCAAAGAGCTTTAGCAAACAACTCTGTATGTTATCAAAACACACCTCCTGTAGGCATTTTTATGAGAGAGTGGCTAAACCTATATAACTCTAAGTCTGGTGAAAGAGGTATATTTAGTAGAGATGCTTCCGTTAGG